AGCAGTTCCAGTACGATTTCTGAAGTAAATAGTACTTCCTGTATCGTCACCTGTTCCCAGGTTTTCTAGAAATAGTAAATTTGGCGAATTTGTTGAATCAGTGGTACTAATATGAACTTTTCCTGAAGTACTCGTAACTCCAATCCCAAGATTACCTTGAAGATAGCTATCACCACTAACAACAATACCACTTGCAAAAACAACGTCTCCTTGAATGCTTGTATCTCCACTAACAACAATACCACTTGCAAAAACAACGTCTCCTTGAATGCGTGTATCTCCACTTATAGTTAAAGCACTGTCAACTAAAACATCATCTTCAAAAAAAGATTTTCCACTAACAGTTAAAATATTTTGAACACTTAAATTTCCATTAACAGAAATATTTCCATTAAATGTAGGATTATTAACTAAACCAGAAATATACGCAGTTGCATTTCCTTCATTAGGAGCAACTCCAGTCGTGTAAGTAATATAGTCAACGCGAACTTCACCGTATTGAGCCATGGTTCTTTTTAACGCTTAACACATATAGATGTATTCTACTTTATGCACTCCAAATTGTTAAGACAAAACGGCCTTCACTGTTTCCTGTACCTGATTCAATTGTTATAGCTTTAGTTCCATTACAAGATGCACTAATACGTTCGCTTAAGTTATTGTAAAATCCTGTATTTTGATCATTTATAAAAGAAATACTAGGTGCATTTGCCGTTCCTGATGAAAATAAACCTTTTCCATTTACACGTAAATCATTTGAAATTCTAACGTTATCAGAATAAATAGTATCAAATCCAGTAATCGTACCGCTACTTGTGCCTGAAAGTGTTTGAACTCCAGTTAATGTTCTAATAACTCCTGTTTGAGCTAAAATTGTTTGCCCAGAAACAGCCCCAGTAATGCTGATACCACTTGCAAAATAAGATTCACCACTAATAAATAAATCACCAATAACTGTTAAAGTACCGCTGATATTTTGATCACCTGAAAACTGCAGTCCAGATGCATTTAAATTATTAACATTAATTTGATTAAATTCACCCAAGTCGCCTGTTATTGTTGCTCCAGATATTGTGCCTGTCGCTTCTAAATTATTTGTATAAATATTTTGAAATGTTCCACTCTGTGTAATTAGTTGATTAAATTGACCAAGGTCACCTGTAATAGTGGCACCTGATATTGTGCCAGTTGCTTCAAGGCTATTGAGTTGTAAATTACCAGTAACATTAATATCACCAGTAATAGTTGCACTGCCTGTAACAGTGAAATCATTAACAACAAGACTATCAAAGTTTCCACTTGTTACATCAAGAAATTGAGTAACACTAAGTTGGCTAATAGTACCAGAGCCAATATCAACAAAATCACCAGTAACATTAGTTCCTGATAAAAAATCAAAATAACCACTAGCAAAATCGGTAGTAGTACCATTAGCTATTACAAAATAACCACTTGCTGCTTCAATTGTTGTTGTATTAATCTGAGTAATATCAAGTTCTGTGGCAGTAATTCCACTAGCAACATTTAAATTGCCACTGGTATTAAAATTACCTGATGCAACTACATTTTTTTGAAAAGCAACATTATTATGAAAATTAACAACGTTTTCAAAATTGCTTTCACCACTGACAGTTAAATAGCCAGAAATAATAACATTTCCAGGTATAAATGGATCAACTTCATTTACATTTATATAATACTGATCTAAATATGTACGAAAATTTGCAAACGTAATTTTTTTATTACGCAATGCAGGATCAATCTCAAAGACGTGTACTAACGTCAGAAGATCTAAATCATTAATATCCGGTGGTAGTATGACCGGAAACTGAGTTATCCTGCGATTCGGCACACCACAACTTCCAACCTATTCTATTAATTATAGTTGGAGTTAATTGGATCTAATTTCAATGCGTGGCAAAATATTTGAAGTAAAATTCCATACTGCTTGTACACTTGTTACTGCAATACAAGCCATAACAAAAACAACTAGTAACTCAGCTCTCGTTAGTCTTTGTTTAGTTGTTTTTACTTGAGTAGAAGGAAATTGATTTTGTTGTTGAGTTACAGGTTGCGCTGGTATATAACTAGATTGTGATGAAGTAGATGGAGTAGAAGGGGCTACTCTTTGTTGTGTTTTAATTTGTTGAATAGCTTGTTGCATTGCCATTTGTCTCATCGCTTCAAAATTAGGCACTGATGGAGTTGGTGGCTGAACAGAAGGCTGAGGTTGATTTTCAGTGGCAGCAGAAAACTCAACAGGATTTTCAAATCGTTGTCCGTTGGGATCAATATAATAAGCGCCTGGCTGATTGCTAGCAGTTACTTGCTCTTCCATTGTGAAACCGTTAATGTATAGAAACTGTAGCAGTTTTAGAAACCATGTCGACAGAATTGTCAGACATTTCTTCTGAATTAAAAGGCATTCGTAACATTCTTGCTTCTATGTGGCATAGTCGCTACAAAGATGGAGAAACGGATCAGGTTTCTCCTGAGATTTATGCTGATGAATACATTTCAACAGAAGAGTGTGCTCGTCGATTAGCAGTTAGTGACCAAACCATTCGCAACTGGATTCTTCAAGGAAAAAAAGGTACCGGGTATGGTTGGACACAAGGCGTGCATTATATTACAATTCCTGTAGGTCCTCGTAAACAAATTATTAGAATTCCTTGGAATCATCTAATACTTTCATTTGCTAAAGGCGAGGAAATAACATTAAGAAGTTTTGATAAAAATGGTTCCAAACTATATAGCCGTAAAGCTAGACCAGATCTGGACAACGTTCCAAATCCAAATGTTCCTGATGTTGACGACTAATGCCCCATCGTTTCGATGGTATCCATATAGATGCCCTTACATTTGATAATTATCATGAATTATTACCAGAGGCTTTAGCTAAACAGTTAGATATGTTTGTGCCACCGCAAGGTTCGTTTAATGAACGGATTATGCGAAGATACATTCAATCTATTAAAGAGTTTGAATTAGAAGATCCCAATAGTCATACGACATTAGCAAATCGATTAAGGTTAGCATTTAAAGACATGCAACCAGAAACAATTTGTTCTCGTTTTCCTAATGCAGATTTACCTTTAAAGCGGAGGCTTCGTTGTGTTGCTGAGTATTTAATTAGGTCTCAAGAGTTTATTAAAATGAAAGATAGCAATGGAAATCTAATAAAAAAACGTGGAATTCTTGGCAAAATGGTCGTTATCTATCAACCAATGCCTAAAATGTTAACAGTATTAAAGAAACAAGGGCTTTTAAAAGATGCAAAGAGAGGAGATGCTGCAGGAAGTCCTGGGTAAAGATGGCAAAGCTGAGTATTTAGACTCAGTTGTTAAGCTAGTTTTAGGAGATATGGGTAAGTTTTTTAAAGACTTTTGGGAAAGAGTAGGACCTGGAGTCATGGTCTTGCAACCAGGAGCAGAAGACAAGGGAATGTTTTGGCTGACATTGCCTCAACTGAACCAGGCAAAAGAAGATTCTGAATCCAAAGAGTTTCGTGATCACCTAGAGGTTATTCTTTGTGCTGCACAGAAAATTGATCCAATGAAGAAAGCTGGTTACATGATCTGGGATGAACGTGGCACCCGTTATTTTGAAGTAGATTACGAGAAAGAGAAACAAGAATAATGGGACTACAACGCGGCAATCAACGTGTTGAAGATTTTGAATGGATCACTAATCGTGATTTAGTTGATTCAGCTCATTATGTACTAGGTGGTATTGACTTAGATCCAGCTAGTTCTAAGGTTGCTAATGAGTATGTCAACGCAAAGAACTTCTATACAATTACTGATGATGGCTTGAATGAGCAGGAGTGGCATGGGAATGTTTACCTATTCCCTCCTGCTAAATCTTATTTCTGGCATAAAAAGTCACAACGTTGGAAGACAACAAGGGGCCTATCGCCTACATTGATTTCAGGTCAGGCAATCTGGTGGAAAGCCTTAAAGCGTAAGTGGTTGTCTGGTGAAATTGAATCCGGTATTTATTTTACAAACTACATGGACATGGCTATGTATTGTCAAGATATTTTTGATCATCCTGTTTGCATTATGGCTAGCAGGCCTACTTTAATTAGGCATTATTTTCATGAAGATAAGTTTACTCGTCAGAACACTGCAACATCAATGATTGTTTATTTGCAGCCACGCAATAACGTGGAAGAATCAACCCAATGTTTTGTAGAAACCTATCAACCAAAGGGCAGAGTTTTACTGTAGAGTTATAAAACTGCTTATGAAATATGAGCGTTTTAAGCGACCAAGAGATTAAAAATCTAGCTTTAGATGGCATGATCTCACCCTTCTCAGATCGTCTTATAAATGAGCAAAATGGTATTAGGTTGCTAAGCTATGGACTTAGCTCATATGGTTATGACATTCGTTTGTCACCTAGTCAGTGTCTTTTATTCGGCGGTGTCCAGCACGGAATGTGTGACGCTAAAAACTTTGATCCAAATATTTTAAAGGAGACAGAGCTTCATAAAGATGAGCGAGGGCACTATTTTATTCTTCCTCCTTTTGGCTATTGTCTGGGCGTTGCTGTTGAACGCTTGGCTTTACCCCGCGACGTTACCGTTGTCGCAGTGGGCAAAAGTACATACGCAAGGGCAGGAATTATGGCAAACATTACACCTGCTGAGGCTGGCTGGGAAGGTCATTTAACTTTAGAAATCAGTAATTGCACGCCTTTATTCAATCGTATTTATGCAAACGAAGGAATATGTCAGCTATTGTTTTATCGTGGTAAACCATGCAGTACCAGTTACCAGGAGCGTAAAGGAAAGTATCAGAAACAGCCGGCTGAAGTAGTATTTAGCAAGGTTTAAAACTTACCAAATGTGGCTTGAGGTTTATCTGCATAATTCGTAGAGCCTGCATAAGGAAAATCATCGCCTTGTGTAAAACCCGTCAATGCTCCTGATCTATCTGTATATGGCTGATCATACATCCGTTTTTTCCGGAACTTACCAGCACTACGAGCTGCTTTCAGCGACTTTTCAACACGATTCTGTTTTGCTTCACCCGCCGCATCACCTAGACGTGCGGTCCTGCGTTCCACTGGATCTAAAGAACGTAGGTCAACATCATACGAATCTTCAGGATTAAGATCAGAATTAAACTTTACTGACGTTCCAGAATCTTTAGATGCGTCGTAAGTAGGTGAGTAAGCCATATGTCAATTATAATTAGGGTAAACCGTGGCTTAAAGATGGGCTTTTTAAATAGTTTTATGGGTAACAATAATACCCTTAAAGAGCGTATGACTACGCTTGATACCTTTGGTCAACCTTTAGACAATAAGGCTAATGATGTACCTATGTACGATCAATACAATACTGGTTTAGCAGTAACGCAAGAAAATATGTCAGATCGTGTTAACTTAGCAGTAGATCCACGAGCACAACCAAGATGCGGGTTAACGGGAATGATTCCATCGATGGAGGAAGGAATAATGCACGGAGCAATGCCACAGCCAAGGCAATTAGTGGTGGACATGGGACAACTTTCACCGGAGGAAATGGAGTTAGCAAAGGAGAATCAACGCCGGATGGTGTCTGGTTTCAACCGGTCGTAGATAATGAAATAATGGATTGCCCTGGGGGTGTATGCCCAGTCCCCTGGACAACTAAAGAAGTAGATAATGTCAACCATCCTCCGCATTACACGGAGGGTGGGATTGAGTGTATTGAAGCCATCGAAGCACAGCTAACGCCAGAAGAATATAAAGGGTACCTAAAAGGTAACGTTGCCAAGTATATCTGGAGAGAAAAACATAAAGGGGGTATTGAGTCACTTAAAAAAGCCCAGTGGTACTTAACTAAGTTAATTGTTTTAGACTAATTATTAGTTATTTTAAAACTATGCCTGGTCGTTCTGCTGGTTACGATTCTGATCCTAGATACGATAAAAAAACAATTAACATGTTGGCAAACATGTCAACTAGGGATCGTAACAAATTTGTTCGTGATAATGCTAGTGCTGCCTCTGGCGGAGGTGGAATGAAAGGTCTTGCTAAAGGTGCAAAAACGACTGCTAAAGAAGCACGAGCAGCAGGTGATAGAGACACTGCCAAAGCAGCACGTAAATTAGCTCGTAAAGCTGATCGTACTGTTGCTCGTCGTAAAGCACGTCGCGCTGCAAAATAACTAATCCCGCTGACGCCAATCATCAGTTTTATCTTGGCTAAACCATTGAGCAATATCATCAGGGCCGCTAAATGTGGTCCGATGGTTTGCTGGATCTGGATCACCAAGGTCCAGAGTGTTCATAAAATCATCTAAACCGCCTTCTGCCATATCAGGATTATGGGCTTTACGGCGAGCTTGATTCAACATAGAAAGGGCTGATTTGTTAGCTTTTGCTAACTTCTCGGCCCAAATCATATCATCTAGTTTTACTTCTTCAGATTTAGCAATTCGATTACAGATAAACTGCAGACGCAGACGGTAATTATTTGACAGCATAAACTTATTGCTATCACTAAATTCTAACTGAAAACTGTAGGTGGCTCTTCATCGTCTTCTAATTCATTTTTTAATTCGTCTGGATCAACTTCCATCATGAATTTAGCAATAGCCAGTTCTTGCAGCTCGATATCAGATGGAATATTAAACTCAACTTCTACACCTTCATTAGTTAAAATATCGCGTACAGCTTGAATTTCTAGTAATCTCCGACTGTATAAATTCAATAGGGCAATACGCATTTGATCCCAAGTCATCTCTTCAGAGGCTAATTCTGCTTTACGCATTGCAAGCTGAAGATGTAATGGCATCTGATATTGCTTTAGGCTACTGTCTTCCATATCGAAGATTATTGCTTTAGATATTCTACTTCCAGTGTTGGTAGATTGTTTGTAATTCGGCAAGAGAAAAATCTAGTAATTCTGTATCTTTTTCATAATTATTAGCAAAATTAGAAAGGGCATAGGGGCTGATATGTTGTTGAAGTTCTCTGATAGCATCAACTTGCCCTTTAGAAGCTGTATATTCTCTAAAGGCTTTTAGCAAAATATCTTTAGACAAAATAGTCATTTCGTCTTGTTCTTTCATAAACAAACGAACTTCATGGCGTCTTCGATCGATTAACCCACCGACTACTTTGTGATCGTTATCAAAAATCCAACAAGATATTTCTTTAATTGTTTCGCTATAGTCTTCATCATCTAATGTGTCAATAATATTGGAATATAAAAAGGTATCCCAGCCAACTGAGTGTGCAAATGATGCTAAAGCACAGACTTGATTTTCATCAAGGCCAAGATTTAATTCTTCAATTTGAGTACCAATAACTTCTATTTCATGTTTTAAAAATTCTAAAGCCTTTGTTGGTGTTATATACTGTCCTTTTTTAACAGGGCTCCCATCAGGATAAAACTGTGTGCCATAACCAATAGTATAAGGATCACTACCTGTATCTGGATCAAAGTATGCTTTTTCGCTAAAACCTTCAAAAGTTTTAATGATTAATAAAGCCTCCGTGTATGGATACATTAATAGTCTGCATATGCCATTAGTTTACATTATTTTCCTTGTCCTCGTCGTAATTTTTTATCTCCTTTAGGAGTAGAATGTTTTCCTTGCCCTTGTTTAGTTTTTTTAGGTTTTGCAGGGATAAAGTTGCTTTCTTTAGTCATCTTCATAAGATATTTCACACACTATACTAAATAAAAAAATCTTTAAATGTCGATAATATTCTTGTTGTTCTGGGTCTCCACCAGGCCAATACTTTAATGCATCACAAACCGCTTGGTACAAGTGGCTTACATCTTCAGTTGATAACTCTATTTGAACGCTATTTACCATTTAGCTTTGCCCCATGGGTCTTTCGTCCATGTCATACTTTAAATGAAATTCGCCTAGTGCAAACATTGCTTGTTCTTTTTGCAAATCCGTTGTATTAGGGTTTGCAATAACTTCCATGTATCTACCAG